GGCATGAACGCCTACACCACGATGCTGCAGAAACCCACCCCCGGAATTGATATGAAGGAAGTGGGCAAGGAGATCTTCGGCCACCTGGGCTACGCCGACGGCCAGCGCTTCTTCAGCTCGCAAGACCCACAAGTGTTGCAGCTTCAGCAGCAACTGCAACAGGCGCAAGGTGTTATTCAGCAGCTGCAGCAGAAGGTTACCGAGAAAAACACCGCTCACCAGGTCGCGCTGCAGAAGACCCAAATCACCAACCAGACCCAGTTGCAGAAGCAACAGATGTCTGACGCCGCTGATTTGAAGCGCACCTTGATTCAAGAAGACAACAAGAACAAGCGTGACCTCGCGACCCACTGGCGCGCGCTGCACGAGAAAGACTTGGACATCAACAACGCGCACCAACAGCGTATGCAAGCGGCGGCGCAGCCCCAACCCCTGCCCGGAGCACTTAAATGACCCCAGACTTTATCAAAGAGACCGAGGTCTTGGTCGATACGGCCGTGTTGGGCAAGCAGATTGATGAGTTCTGCCGCAGTGACGTGGGGCGCTTTCTGCTTGAAAACATTGACAATGAGTATAATCAAGGCATGAGCGAGTTGAAAGATGTCAACCCCGATGAGCCTAAAAGCGTTCGGGCCGCACAAAACAAGGTGTGGCGCGCTGAGCAGCTGCGTAGCTGGCTGAAGACCGCTATCCACGCGGGCTTAAAAGCTACCGAGGTTCTTGAGAACCGCGAAGATGAGATTTATTGAAAACCCCGCCTTTAATTCTGAAGGAAGAGAGAAATGTTGACGTACAAACTGATTAAGCGCCTGCGCAACGACGAGCCCGGTGAAGACGGAGGCGGTTTTGCCTCCGGGAACGAGGGCAACCCGGACAGCAGCTTTGAGGCCGGTGTAGGCACGGGTAACGACGCCCGTGTTGCTATGCTTGAGCGGATTAATGATGCCAACGACGGCCTGCGCGCCGAGGAGCTGGCCTCTATTAACGATGATGGCTCAACCTCCGCGTTCGATGCCACCACCGCTGCCGCGCTGGCACAGGCCGAGGCCGAAGCTAATCAGTTGCCCGCTGACGAAGTAGACCCTAACGAGGGTATCGCTCCGCAGGCTGAGTCGCGTTTCAAGATTAAAGTGAACGGCCGTGAGATTGAGCTGACGCAGGACGAGCTGATTGCTCGCGCGCAGAAGATTGAAGCCGCCGACCAGTACATTGCCGAGGCCGCCCGCATCCGTCGCGATGCCGAGACCGAAGCCAACCGTATCCAGCAGCAAGTTGTTACCCCTCAAGGGCCAACCGCTGAGGAGCTCCTTGAGGAGAGGAGAGCAGCCGTCCGAGCTATACAAATGGGCACCGAAGAAGAGGCCATGGCCGCTCTCGAAAAACTGTCTGCACCTCGCGCACCGGCCTTAAACGCCGATGACCTGGCGCGCACCGTGGACGAGCGCTTGACCTTTAATAGTGCGATTCAGCGGTTCCAATCCGAGTACCAAGACGTGCTGGGCGACCCCGTGCTTAAGCAACTGGCTTTGCAAAAAGACCAGCAGCAACTGGCCCAGGGCGACAAGCGCGACTACTGGACCCGGTTTAGTGAAATTGGTAACGAGTTGCGTGGTTGGAAGCAAGGCATTATTCAACAAGCCGCGCCCCCAGCTGCACCACCCGCCACCACCGCGCTGCAAGACAAAGCCGCCCGCAAGGCGCAGGCTCCCCAACTGCCCAAGGCTACTGCGGTTCGCGCCCCAGCGGTCAACGACGTTGAGGACACCCCTGAGTCTACGAGCGACGTAATTGCAGCTATCGCCAAAGCGCGCGGAGGCCCGCAATGGGCTCGGGCGTAAGAGTAAGATTTAGTAACTTTTCTCATTAGGAGTACTTAAAATGGCAGGTCAAGTATGGGCGGTTAACTCGCTCGGTGGCTACATGTATAGCCGCCAACTCTCTAACGTGCTGCGTATGGCAGTGCAACCCCTGGTCAAGTTCCGTCAGTTTGCTGACGTGCGCGACGCCAGCCAGCAAGGCAAAAAGAAGGGTGACATTTTCACCTGGGACGTGTTCTCTGACGTGGCCAGCCCCGGCGGCGCGTTGGTGGAAACCAACACTATGCCTGAAACCAACTTCACAATCGTGCAGGGCACCCTGACGATTACCGAAGCCGGTAACAGCGTTCCTTACTCGGGCAAACTGGACAACTTGTCTAAGTTCCCCGTGATGGAGCTGATTCAAAAAGTGTTGAAGAACGACGCCGTCAAGACCTTTGACCGTTTTGCTTGGAACCAGTTCAATCAGACCCTGTTGCGCGCCATCCCCACCGGCGGCACCAGCTCTACCGCCATCACGCTGTACACCAACGGCACCGTGACCGGCACCAACAGCCAAGCCTACAACAACACCTTGGCCAAGTCCATCGTCGACACGATGAAAGAGCGTAACATCCCCGCTTACCTGGGTGATGACTACTATGCCTTGGCATGGCCTACTACGCTGCGCGGCTTCAAGAACAACTTGGAAACCATCCACCAGTACTCTGACACTGGCTTCAAGTTGATCATGAACGGCGAAATCGGTCGCTACGAAAACACCCGCTACGTTGAGCAAACCAACATCGCCAAGGGTAACGGTACTACTGGTATCGCCCAAAGCGCCGGTGGCGACATGGTTCCTTGGACCAACGGCCAGTCTGACTGGATCTACTTCTTCGGTAACGACACCGTGGCCGAGGCCATTGCTGTGCCTGAAGAAATGCGCGGCAAGATTCCTTCCGACTACGGTCGCTCGAAGGGTGTGGCTTGGTACTACCTGGGCGGTTTCGGCATTGTGCACACGTTGGCAAGCAATGCTCGTATCGTCAAGTGGGACTCCGCTGCTTAATCGGTTTTGATTTGAACACAAGGAGTACCTGAGATGACTACCAAGAGCATGGCATATGACAACGCCACTTACATCACCCGCACCGGCGCTGCCATGGGTGAAGTGGGCGGCGCGGCCACTACCAACTACGGCAAGTTTGTCGCCTTTACCGGCGCACTGGCCTTCAGCGCGCAGCTGACCGTCACCACTGCTGGCACCGCAACCGCCCACGGCTTTGTTGTGAGCAAAGTGAGCGGCACCAACACCACCGCATTGGCTACCGCTACCGTCGGTACCAACGTGGCTGGCACCACTTTCAACGTGGCCCTGTCTACCACTTCCGGCGGTATCAGCATGCTGCAAGGCGACGTCTTGGTCGCTGCCAGCTTGTCTGACGCTACCGGCAAAGTGGCCTTGGCTTACGAATGGAACGTGCAGCCTGAATCCACCGTCACCGCCTAAGGAGAAGCACAATGGCTGGCAACACTACCACCAAAAAGCAATACGGCAGCATCGGCGAACAACCCTCGCAAAAAGCCCTGGCCCCTAAGACCGTCAACTTCGCCAACCGTGGCGCGGTTTATGAAGGTCAAATGAAGGGTCCCGCTGGCAATGAGAAATTTGCCGACCCGCACCAAGAAATCGTCGCCGGAGTGGGTGGCGGTATCAACGGTCTGTATGATGACATCGGTGAAAAATCCGGTTTCATCACCGACGGCTACTTGGACAAGGGTGACACCCCCTACGGCGAAGAAGCCAAGTTCAATTACATGCCCCCCGGCATGGATATTGACAACCAAGTCATGGCTGAGATTCACGAAATGCCTATGCGCACCGTGGTCGACGTGTCCTACCCTGATGACGGCTGGGCTCCCAAGCCCCGCAATGTGACTAAGTAAACCGAGTCGCACGTCGCAACACAAACGCAGGTGCCCTAAACAGCCCTGCGTTTCTTTTTATAGGAGTACTCTGCCATGAGTTTGCAAGAGAAGTTTCAAATCACAGCGCCGCCGGAGAAACCCGACGACAACAGCTGGACGAGTTTCGGCTCGCAGCGCATTGTTGGGCAATCGGGCTTCCTGCACGAGACCAACAAGGGCGCTACAGGGCCGCTGGGTCCTAAGTTCAACTTCCTGCCCCCGGGTATGGATATTGACAACCAGCTGCGCGCGTCAATCTACCGCCAGCCAATTAGCATGGCCGGTGAGACTGACGTTTCCGCCGATACTAACCCCCAGGCTTTTGCCGAGGGTTACAAGCGGTGCGAGATGAAGGGCACCGACGACCAATACACCGGCGAGCACATGGATCACTTCTACGGCGAGGTGATTGATGAGCTGGGCAACGCGGGTTTTGCCGAGCGCAACAACTACCTCGATCGCGAGTGAGGCACGGAATCCACCGGGCGGGTTAAAATTTCCCTGCTCGGTGATTTCCACTTGAGTATAACACAGGAAACTGAAATGAATACACCTAACGCTTTTAACTTGACCCTCGCCCCCGCTGACGCCGCGTTGTTGGTGACCTCCTTGGCCCGTATGCAAGAGTCCTCCACCACGCTGTTGAACGCCGTACAGCAATCCTTCCAGAGCCAATATGCTGCTCTGAACCCTGCGCCTGCCGCCCCGGTTGAAGCCCCTGTGGCCGCCCCTGCCGTCGTGGCCGCCCCTGCCGTCGTGGCCGCCCCCGCTGCTGAGGCCACCCCTGCCCCGGTTGAAGCCCCCGCCGCTGAGCCCGTGGCCGCTAACGCCAACGCTTGAGCCGGTAACGCGCCATGCAGCTGAACCCCAAGCAACCTTACGCTACGATCGTTGGTCACGAGTGGGCTCGCTTTGAGCAGAACGGCATTCTGTTCGACTCGCGGGGTTCGGCTCGCGAGGCCGCTAAGACCATCACCAAGGCTGCCGCCAACAAGGCTAAGCCTGTTGCCGCCCCAGCGCCCGCCGCACAGGACACCAAGGTAGAAAACGCTATGGAGTTCTTGCGCAACCTGCTCGCCGGGGGGCCAATTGACAAATCGGTCGTCTTTAAAGAAGCCGAAAACAACTGCCAAGACTGGGAGACGGTGAAAACCGCCTTCGCCCAGATGAATGGTGCAAACATTAAACGTGGCCCCTCAACGCTGTGGCGTTTGAACACAGAGGCCGAAAACAATTAAGGAGCAGTCAACATGGTTTGGCGCGCAGAAGACCCTTATATTGCCGAGAGCAAGAAGATCGTTTGGGAAGTCGCTCCGTACCTTAAAGGGCGTGGAGTAGATATTGGTGCGGGGGATTTTAAAGTGCTCCCCCACGCCATTAGCGTAGACAATATGAACCACTCGCAGTTTGGCTTCAGCGTGAAGCCCGACGTCATGGCCGAGGCCACGGACCTTACCGTGTTCGGCACTCAGACGATGGATTTTGTCTACTCTAGCCACACCCTTGAGCACATTGAGGACTACCCTCGGGCGCTTAAGGAGTGGTTCCG